TTGAAATAACAATATTTGGTGTGTCAGTAGGAATTACAAATTCTTTATTTAAATTGGCAAAATTAGCAAAACCAGCTGGATGTAAAAGATCTCGTAATATTTGTTTGTATTTTGTAAACGAAGTCAATGACGATATTACATAGGTATAATCCGAATAATACGGCGGTCCTTGTAGTTTTCTTTCCGAACTCGACAAAATAGAATCAGATGTTGTCCAACGACCCGGTAATGTTACATATGAAGAACCAACAACAGCATTTGCAATTGCAGTTCCATCACCTGAACCCGTCAAGTCAACTTGCGGAATATATTCGTAACCAATACCACCAGTTGTTAAACGAATTGCAAGAATTTCACCAGCAACAGTATCGGTAAATGCAGATAATCTTTCGCCATCACCCATTAAAGAAGTAATATTAACATTAGCAGATGAACCACCCGAAGCCGTAGAAACTGTGGTTGTTGGAAAACTATTTTGTGTATAGTTTACGCCACCGATTGGGCCTTTGTTATAAGATAAAACGAAACGATTATTGGCATAAGTTGTACTATCTGTAAAACTAAAAGACACATTTACATTTGCCGCAGTATTTGAAGAAACTGCGTTAATATATCTACTTTGACCTGCAATAACAATTCTATCGCCAACTTGTAAATCATTTAAGAAAACGGTATTTGTGCCTGTAACTTGCACTGCATTGTTTATAATATTTGCTGTGCCTACAATTGCTGGAGGACCAATTGTAATGTTTGTAACTGCACCATTAGCAGCAACAGTTGAAACATATGCTGATGCGCCTACACCATAAGTTGAAACAGGATTTGAACCAAAGATTATGTCATCACCAGCTTTGTAACCTGTACCGCCTGATGTAATATCGATTCTGCCAATAGAACGAAAATCTTTAATATCATAAAAAAATGAGCCCGCCTGATAAATCGCACCTTGTGAATCCAATATTGCGTTATTTGTTGATGTATTTGAAAATAATATAACAGCATTTGTGATTGGACCGAGGTCTGTTATTTCTAAAGGAGTTAGAGCATCAACAATACGAGTGCTTAAATTTTCAGAAATTGGTGCTGGAAATCCATAATTGGCCACATTAATTGCTGTATTTGCATAATCAGCAATGATGTCTTGTGTTACTGAATAGGTGTTTGCAGTAAAATGTGAAGTGTTAACAATATCTACCGCACCAGTAATTAACGTTGACAAATTTGTACTAGTAATAATTGATGCAACTTTAAATCCTGCACCACCATAATTAACAACAATGCGTGAGGTAAATCCATCTGAAACTTCAGATACTTCAGCGGTAGCACTAATATCAGCTCCGCCACCAACAATCGTTACGGGATCACCAACATTATAAGATGAACCACCATCAATAACATTAATTTTTGTAAGGATAGAAAATGTGTCGGCAACAAGATTAATTACGACATCATTATCATCAATAATATCAGTTGTAATTGTTTCGCCGTTTAAAAAATCTCCAATAAGTGTTTTTGAATTAATGAATAATTCAAATGGCAAACCAAAATTAAGTTGGTCTGTAATAATTCTTGGAACCGCACGTTCAATTAGAGCAGTGGCACCAGATACCGTACCAGTGATTTTTCGATTTGTTAAGAGTTCAACATTGAAATCATCATAATAAATTTCAATATTTGTATTATTACTTGGTGCATTTACAAAAACTACTTTACGAGACTCTTTACGAATAAAGTAATCGGTACCCTCTGTTTTTAAAACATCATTGACATAAACATCAACTTCACCTGTGTTTACTTGCTGAGCAATTACAAATTCAGTATTTGCACCATCGCCAGTATAAACACTCCGAACATCTGTTTCAATACGTAACACATTATCAATTGTCCAACGACCATCGGAAGCACGTAATACATTATTACGCGGTTGAATAATTGATATTTCATCATTGTAAAGTAAACGAAATAATAATTTGAAAGCAGCTTCACTACCTTTTGAAAGATATAAAGGTAAAACATTTTTAATTAAAAATTCTCTATCAACTTGAACATCTTTTGGCAATAATGATGCATACGTATTGAAGAAACTAGTTTCAAATTCGTTGATAGATTGATCAACATCTGAAATATGGCGAAGGTTTTTTGCTTGTCGTGTTAGGTCATTTTTTTCACCAGATTGTTTTTGTTCCAAAAATTCATAATATGCCTCTAAAAATGTAATAAAAAGAGGATACTCATCCCGAATAAATTCAGGAACTTGTCTGTTTACAAGTATTGAGGTATTAGCAAATGACATTATTCAGATGGTGTCAAGCTTACAACAACAGAAATTGGATCGGTTTCGTCAATTGTAATAATTGTATTTCTTTCGGATTGTAAAATAGATTCATCAGCTTCAATTGAAATGCGAATTAAATTATCATCTGAAGTAACAGATAAAATTTTAATGTTATTAATTGATACAATTCCATTTTTATAATCAATTGTACCAGCAGTATTTGAAACAATCTGTAATTGTGCGCTACTATCATAATAAATTGTTCTTAAAACACCAACTTGTGCATCAATTACGGCGGAAGCAGTTGCTCCATGACCGTTACCGCCAGAAATTGTTACAATGGCACGAGTATAATTAATACCACGATTATTAACATTAATTGATTGTATTTTGCTATTAACAATTGAAGCCGTAGCTGTTGCACCCACTCCATCGCCAGTGATTAATACTGTTGGCGCAGAGGTGTATCCTGTTCCTGGATTTGTAACTTGTATTGAAGAAATACCTGTAAATGATTGTGGTATTTCGTCTAATGTAACAGTTCGTATTGTACCGCTAAAATCAAATACATTAAATTCAGTTGATGTAAGTTTATTTGAAATTGTTCCACGGCGTAAAGGAACATTAAAGTTAATTGTATAAGATTCGTTTGTATTTAAATCCGGTTCAAATCGTTTTTGAACACGAGTTGTAAGTTTATTACCAATGATAGAATTTAAATCGACGTTGTCGATTGCCGTTTTTAATTTTGAATCAATTAATTTTGAATCAAATTTATTTAAAAAAGTATCAGCATATCCTAAGACAGCATTTCGAATATTTGTTTTGATTCCTGTTTCTGATGTCGTAGTTTTCTTAGGATCATATTGAGCTTCAACATCTAATAAAAGAAACAAAAACTCGGGATCAAGAATTTCTGTTTGAACAGCAATAATTGCTTTTGGTGTAATGATTTCATTAATAATTCGTTGTTTCTCTGCCTCAGAAATATAATAATTTTCTTTTGGTTTCATTGAGACAAAAACTTTACCATAAACCGGCGGTTCATTTGTTTCACCACCCCAAACGGAAATGGAATCAATATTTGGATAATTGTTTAAAATATATGTTTCATAATCTTTATATGTTACCAAACGATTTTGTGTTGAGAATTGGGCTGCAGCTGAAAATTTAATTTGATCAACCGATTCACGATCTGCACCACCAGAAGCCGCAGATAAAGGACTAATAATAAAATTAGAAATGCTTTCACCTAAAGAGTCGACGACTTGGTTTGTAGCAATAAAATTGTTTGCTTTATTTGCAATTGATCCGTTCGTTATCAAATAAGTTACAGTAATCAATGCGCCGTCAGGTAATGATCTACCAATAACATCATTACCAAAATATATTTCAAATTTTCCGCCACGAGCTTCTTGTAAAAAGAAAACCTCTGAAGTAGCTGTAATATCTAAAACATCAGTTACTTTTTGATACGTTGTGATAGCCGTATTTGATGATGATGGCGTGACAGTAACTTTAACTGTTGTTGTATCAATATTAGAATCAGGTAAAATAAATACTTGTTTTGGATTAGATTGAGAGTCATAGTTGAAAACATACGAAATTAATTGGCCTTCATATATTTCTAAATTTTCAAACAAATATGTCGAATTTGCTTTAGTTACTGTTGTGTCTTGTAAAACAACAAAATTATATGCCTTACTATCAATTTGATTTGATAAAAAACTAAAACCTTTTTGTAAATTTAAAGTGCCCGATGTCGAGGAAGCCGAGTTAGCTTGAAAATCAATTATAGCAACTGATGCTCGTGTTGAATATGGCGTATAACCTAATATCTTAGCATGAGAGACCACCGAATCACGAAGTAATGCTGTATCTAAAAATGCTTCATTGGCAACCATATTTAAATAATATGCATTATAATGAGTGTTATACGCAAGAATATCCAACAGAATATTTAATCCTGAACCTTCAAAATCATAGTCCGTAAACTCAGATTGTTGTTTTAAAAATGCTTTTAGATTAGTTTTGATTGTGTCAAAGTCTAATTCTGTTACTCTTAAACGGTCTACCATTTTATCTAATTCTCTCTAAGAAAAAATTTATAGTTATTGGGTCTGGATTGTTAATTATAAAAAACTCTAAACGAACAGAATATTTGTTTTGATCAGGATTTGGAATTGCAGTAACAGCCGATACTCTAGCTCTTGGTTCAAAGTTACCAATTGTTTCAACAATTGCTCTTTCAACTTGAGCAGCAATAACGCTATCAATATTTTCAAATAATAGCGCTCGAATGCTGCTGCCTATTTCTGGTCTAAATGGTTTTTCATAATGATTGGTTAAAATTAAATTTTTAATCGAATTAATGACCGCATATTCATTTTTATGAGTATTAATATCCTTTTTAACTGGATGAATAGCGAAATTCAAATCCAAGTCTTTAAAAGTTCGTGCAGCTTCTATATTTACGGTTGCCATTGTTTATTTATTCTAATTTGGAGAACCAGTATTTCCACCACCAGATTGAACTCCAGAGTGAGTATGTGTATGAACGCTGGTACCTTGTGCCGTTACATCTCCAGTAATTATGGCGGAACCATTAACATTTAAGTTACCAGTTAAATTTAAGTTTGGTGTAGTAGCATTAATGTCTCCACTAACTGTTATATTTGCTTGGCCACCAATCTCTGCGGTAACATTACCATCAACATACAATTTTACATCACCTTGGACATATACAGAATCATCACCAATAACTACTGTAAACTTATTTTTTTGTATTCTCTCTGCTCGATCACCATTTGGACCAAACTCAACATATGAACCCGAACGATGATAAAAATGCAAGCGCTCATGGTCTTTTGTATCATCGATTTCTATTGCATGGCCTGATTCTGATTCATACACATTATTGTATGGATACTCAGTATCATAATATGATTCAGGTTCTACTTTTGATACTCTGTTTGTTTTTTTATTTTGAACAATATAAGACGGATAAGATGGATCATTTCTTGCTAAACGAGAAGTGCTTGGTTCATCCAATTGTCTAGGATATAATGTTGGTTGCTCATTTGGCTTAACTGGTGATGTCGCCAATTGTTCTTCTGTTCGTCCATCACTAAAGGCTTCTTGGCGATTACCGGCTTTAAGAGATAATCCTGGAAAAGTTCCTAAAATAATTGGTTCTTGTCCAGCTTCTCCGTCTGTAAAAAATCCAACAACCATATCTCCTTCTTTTAGAGGGTATGGATTTGAATTATTTATTGGAAACATTGGTATTGCCCAAGGCAAACCCTCTGTTGGCAATTGCATTTTATTGTCAGCATGCCAACCAATACAACGTACACGCATACGACCCATTTTAAGTGGATCATATCTATCTTCAATAAAACCCATCCACCAAATAAATCCGCCTTTACCTGCAAAATCTTTTTGTTCATTCATAATGTAAATTCTTTTAACTCTTCAAGTTGATTTATGCTACTAACTGGAATAAATTCTTGTTCAGATGACGTTGTTGCAATTTCAATTATAGTTTCATGTTTATCGTAACCAATAATTTGGCGTGAAGCTATAATTAAATATTGACCACTTAAACTCACATCTTTATTATCACCACCTTTTTCTTTAACACCGGCATTTGGTGCATCCAAATATACATTAAATCCTGATGTTAACTGAAAATTACCTGGCATTACAATTTTAATTCGTTTATTCATTAGTGTTGATATAATTGCTTTTCGTTGAAATAAAAATGCCTCTAAATTTTCAATTTTGGATAAAGATGTTGGGTCGTTCCGTTTAATGTAAGAGCTTACTAATTTGGCAGTATTGAACGTGCTAATTGTTTTTTTAGCATCATAAGTTTGTGTT